ACATTGGGATTTCCGACGTAGGTCGAGAGGCCAGAGAGCGCAGCATTTCCGGCTGGGATAATGTTCTTTTCCAATATGTCTGCATTTGTGATGGCGGCGGTAAATACATAAGGGCCAATTAAATCATTTGTGACAGTATGAGTGCCGTTAAAAGGTGACCCGACACCAGTAACGACAACCGATTGACCTTCGGTAAATTCTTGGATATTTGGTGTGTGGAAATAAGCAACGTTATTTTCTAACTTAACGCGATCTATTTTACTTTGGAAAGTTACAAGCATCGGAATAATTAAATTCTCGCTCGTGTCCACAATGTCGTTTAAGTAAGCATCTGAATATAGGGATGACGAGACGCCAAGAATGGTTCTTAGCTCGGAAGCCGTGACAATTGTTGGCATCTCGTAATCCTTTTCTATTAGAGGGTGACGGGCCAGCTCGGGAGCGGACTGGCCGTCACTTTTAGGGTTTTAACTACGCGACCATCCAGCGATAAGCGCCAGCGCCGATCTTTGTAGCCAATGCGCCGTAGCCGTAATAAGCCACTTCGATTTGACCATTGAGCGCGACGTTTGTCTGTAGACGGAAACGTGAGGATTCATACCAAGTATAAGCGTCTGGGTTGATGACGATAATGGTGTTATCGCCAACTCCAGAACCTGTGGTGAGGTTACGATCTACGCGGAAATTGAGACCGAGAAGATTTCCAGTTGCTGAACCTGCACCGAGATTTCCGCCTTGATTCATATTACCAATCAAGTTTTGATAAATCGGACGTCCAGCATCAGCGAGGTTCTGAATTGCGCCCCATTGCTGCGGTGATGCAATGATGTTCTGAGCAAATCCGAGAGTTCCAGCGTAGATTGAAACGCCAGCATCGGAAACGAAATCAAGAAGTCCAGCAGCATCGAGAGTGCGGTTGCCGCCGTCAGTTCCGCCAGCGATAAGGCCAGTTACAACTGCAACGTCTGTTGCTTTTGCATATGCGTATTCCATTTGACGAACAAGTTCATCAAAAAACGCAGGTGAGGAACGATCTAAAAGTTCTACCGAGAAGGTTTGTCCTCCAGCATACTTCTTGACTGTTACTGAAAGGAATTCGTTTGTCATTCCTGTCTCATCGATTGCAGCAGCTTCAGCTTCTTCGCCAACTGTTGGAACAGCCGTGATTTTAGGAATTTCGAAAGTCATTCCTGCATCTGGTAGAACGCCGCGAGATACTGAATCAACAGCTGGGCGATCTGCATTGGAAAGTGGGTTGATGATTTCTGTCAATTGACGGGTTGGGATGAGACCAGCGTTGTTGCTTGTGGTGTCATCTGCCGCCATAACGTATTGACGAGCAGCATCATCACCGAGTTTAGCGCGGACGCTATTCTCGAGATATTTCGCCTTTGTAAACTCAAGGCGAGGAGCGGTGTAGAACGCTGGGCGTGATGCCGCAACAGTCTCCACCTTGGCAGCTTCTACCGTTTCTTCGGCAGGAGCTGGAACGGTAGTGTCTGACACTTGTTCTCCTTCGGTTGGGTTGTCCGCTTCGGCGGTTGCCGAAGCAGAATCTTCTTTTGGTGCTTCATTCTCAGATGCAGCGACTTCGCTAACGCGAGCTGAATCGATTGCTGGATCAGTAACCAGACTTACTTCATCAAGCGTTGCGCTAGTAATCAGCATTACGCCTTTGTTGTTTGTCCATTCATTGATTTGTGCGCCAACGGAAAATCCATCGCGCAATCCTTCGGTCGCTTCTACCAAAGCATCTTCTCCGGCCATTGTGTTGGCAATCTTAAATGTAGCTACAATGCCGTCAGCAGTGACTTCGTGACTCATTAATTTACCGATTGGACGAGTGCGATCGTGCTCGAGAAGTAATTTGACTGGCTTCATTTCAATCGCATTCGCGGCGAAAACGGTTGGGCCGACAGAGGTATTTCCCTGCTCGTTCCAAGTGACAATAGTGCCGCTAATTGTGCGCTTTACAGTATCGGCCGCCGTGACGACCATTGGCATATTGATCTTCATCGGATCAAGTCTTCTTCCTCTTGAATTTGCTCAACGCTCATTGCGCCGATGCGGTTTAGGATTTCATAGACTTGCGCTCTTTCCAAAGGATTTCCGCGCAAGAAATCGTCCAAGTCAAAACGTACTTCGGTAGTTGCTGGGACGAAATCAGGCATTGACAGACGCTTTTCGATTGCCGTTAATAATGGACGCAATGAAAAATCAACCAGTGAGCGCCGTTCATTGATCGAATTTGAGTAAGTCATTGAGGTCGTTTCGGCGCTCAGGAAGTATGCTGGAATTCCAGCTGCTCGAGCCAATTCTAAAGCAACGTATTGACGCGCTTCGGCTAATTGCAATGACTTTGGATCATAACCAAATTCTTTGAGATCAACGTCGGCATTGAGAAAAGCTGTTGAACGAGTTTGACGAGCAGTTCTCCAAGCTGAAAGTAATGATGAAACTCTTTCGGCAGTTAGATTAGTGCCATTAGATTTAAGAACCATTGACGGGTTGGGTTCTTTTGCATAATTAACTGCTGCGTTCTCAAGATATACGGCAGCGCTGACAGTCTTGCCAGCTCGATGTAAAAATCCTTCGTCGTAACCATCGAAACGAATGATTGAACCAATTCCGGAATTAGGAACGTCCATTCCATCAACTTTGTATGACTCAATCATTGTGTTGCGGAAATTTGTATCAACTGTGACGCGATCTGGACTGACGCGAGTCCAAGCGCGTACTTTGCCGCCATCGGTTGCCGAATACATTTCCAAAACTTGTCCATAGCCAACGCCATAAAGCCAAATATCCTCAGCAAGCCAAGTGTAAATAACAGAGCCAGGAACGCGAGGGTCTGGCTGATTAATAACTCGAAGCGGATCGACGTGTTCGCCCGTGAGTTTGTTATATTGCTCGAGAGGTAATGACCCAGTCGTTCCGCAGATGATATTTCTAGCGCGAGCAATCGATGGGACGCTCATTGCTAATTGACGCGTTGTATTTGTTGCGCCGCCAAGGATGTTGTAAACAGAATCGCTAATCTGAACGGGAGTTAGCGCGGCAGTAACGTCGCTGACCTTTTGTGGAGTCTGCGCGGTTACTTGCGGAAATAGAAAATCTCTAATTGCACCCATTAGCCTAAATTGTAAGGGTGGTGTGTTACAAGATGACTATATCGACGCCGTCAGTTGCTTTGGTGGCGTAGTGAGTTGCCATTGCTGATGCCACCGCTCCACAGATCACGGCATTGCTAACTTTGCGACCCATTACCCAGCCGCCATCACCGAAAGGTAGTTTGACGGCGGCCAAGCAATGTTTAGTTAGCTCATCTTGTCCCGAATGAGCCAACCGCTGTGATGAAATTGCTCCCAAGAGTTCATCGCAGCTTTGCGCATAGTCAAGGCCATCTATTGGCTCAGTCTTAATTCCTGCTGGTGCTAATCGGGCAGCGACCGCGGAGGCGGTACGGGCGCTGTATGCAACCAACTGGACTGGGTACTTGCGAACCCATTCGGCAAGATCGTTAGCCAGCGCTTTGTCATCCAAGTTGGATGGGTTGTGCCAAGTCTGCAAAAGAATGACTTGGAATCTGTCACCCTCAAGCTTTTGACTTGCCACAAGCGCCGCTTGTTTTCTGTCCGGACTGAGATCGATAGCCAACCAAGTATCTGACTCGGGATTGAGCCGAAGCCCCTCAACTTTACAGCTATCCCATTGAGACGGATTGATTACTGGGTTGATCGTATCGACCCATTGACATAAGACTTCCGTGCGCACAATATCTTCGGGATCTGACAATACGGCGCGGATATTGTCTGGGTGGACTGTATAGCCCAAAGACGGATTGGCTTGGCAGACGCCTAACCAAAAATCCGATGAATTGTCGAATTTGATTCCGTTAGGTGCAGACCACTCGAACCAACCAATGTCATCCATTGATCCGTGAATCGCTGCATAGGCTCGCTCGCGCAATTTATTAAGAACGATTGAGTGTTGATCTCCAGCATTGGAATACACCCATATTTGCGGATTAGGCGAAGCCATTTGGGTATAACGCAGGGCAGACCACACATCTTCATCTTTATATTCTCGAGCTTCGTCAAGATGGATAGTTTCGGGAGCGGCAATACCTCGACCGGCTGAATTATTGGCTCGGACGATATATCGACGACCCTCAGTAAATTGCAATTCTTGAAATCCTTTACTTTCCATCTTCTTAGTAAATTCGGCAGCCAATCTCGGGGTCTGCTCGATGATGCCGTAAATTTTGTAGAACAATTCAGCTGAGGTAGTCAATTTATGAGCTGTGTGCACCTGTAATTTCTCTTTAAGAACGTAGATTCTGAACAGAATTTGGAGCGCCATAAAGGTCGATTTGCCTTGTTGTCGGGCGCATAAAAGGGTGACGACTGGGTGAGCCCATCGGCCGTCCGGCTTGTATTTAAGTGAGTGATGGGCTAACCATTGCTGCCAAGGCAACAAAGTAAAGCCGATTTCCTCGCAAAATCGGATCATAGCCTCACCGTGAGAAGGTAAATCGTTAAGTTTTGTGTGAATTCGTGGGTTCGGCACACCACGGTAAGCCGATTCATCCCGAAGCCTTGCGATCTCCCTCGATTCGTCCATTATTCTCCAGAGTCGGCCAGATAATGAACGGACGTTCCATTTTCAGGGAAAATCTTCCCACTGGGGGTCGTGGGTTTCGGTGTGCGCTCAAAAAAGGTAGGGGTCATACGATCGCGCTTACCGCTGTTGCATTTAATACAAGCAGCGACCATATTGGTAGCTTCATCCGTTCCACCTTTGCTGATGGGTATCAAGTGATCGACTGTGTTTGCTTCTTGTCCGCAGTAATGACAAGTGAAGTAGTCGCGTTCTAAAACCAGCTTGCGAACTCTCTGATAATAGGCTGAGTTATATCTCTTGTGACTCAATGCCAGCCCTTAGTTTCAAAGTGATGTAATGCTTTACAACTGTCATCGTATCTGTGACGTATGTATTTAATGGACGCTTTTATCTGACCTTGAGGGCTAAGGTCTCTATACCAAGTGGAACGCATTTGGCCCAGCCCATAGTGAGAGCCATTCCTAGCCTTTGGATTCCATCGAGACTCGTAATGTATAAGCCAGTTAAAGCATTGAAACTCTCGCCAAGTAAGAAGGTTATAAGCATATAGTTTTAGATTCATATCTGCTTTTGATGGCGTTTGATTTATTGTTGTGAATACGGCAGCTGCTAAGGTCAAAGGTATCAACCGAAGACAAAGGCCGCCCCTAACACTCAAGCGACGGGCTGCCTTCGGGCCCCGCCTTCGAGGGAGTGTAATCACCTTGTCAAGCTCCTCGCAACTTAGTCTCATATTCTAAGACGGCTTTGCTCATTCCTTCGGTTCCCGGAAACAGATCTACCATCTCATCACCTATTTGATAATTTAACAATTCCAATACCCATTCGTTAAATCTTGCTGGTTTAGAACCCCTTAAAC